CGAGTGCGCTGGGAAAGGTCAGGCTTTGCGGGAAGGTGACTGTCTTGCCTGCTGCGACTACAATAACGCCAGCCACATTGTCCGTTGGCGTTCCGCTCAGGCTGTAGCCTGGCATGATTTGCAGTTCCAGCGGAGTTGTCAGGATGCCGTTGACCGAGTCGTAGATTTCTAGCGCACACCACGTATTGCGATATGTCTGCAAGAACGTGTTAAGTTGCGCGCTGTTGAGCGGGTTTACCGTGAACGTGTAGAGCGTGGTGTCGCTCAACACAGGTGCCGAAAGCTGGATCAGGTAGCTGCCCGTAAAGTCGTTGTCAGCTTTTATCCCAGATGCCGTAAAGACCGGTGCAGCCAATACCACCGCCACTCCATTCTGCACAAAACGCACTGCGAATTTTACAATGTCGCCTTGGACCAGCCCTTGAATTGGGTCTGTCTCTGTGGTGCCCCCTAAAGTGGTTGTCCACTTGCGAAGGTCCATGTCCCAATAGAGCGTTACGGTAATATTCGCCATAAGTTTTCACCCAAAAAGGGCGTCCCGCTTTCGCAGGACGCCCCGGTTGAGGGTTGGTTTTGTTTACAGACCGCTGGTGCAGACCGTAAGCGACTGATCGTTCTGGCAACGCTTGTAGAAGAGAACCCAGCCGTAGTTGGTGTGGATCGGTTCCGGTGCGTAGATGAACTCGGCGAAGTGCGCGCCCCACTTGTGCAGAGGATCAAAGCACACGTTGTTGGATACGATACGCTCGCCGCCAGTGATGAACTTCCAATCGCCCGTCCACATAGACGGCTCATAATCAAGCCCGGCGTAGTCAGGAGTCAGGATGTCCGCCTTGAACTGGCGACGATGCGGAATGATGATAGCTTCGTATTCGGCGTTCTGATACGCGCTGGTTTCAACGGATTTCTGTCCGTGCGTAGCTGCGGTGAACTCAAACTGCTCAACTTCAACAAGGATAGAGTTGTTGTAGGTAAAGCGCGGAGGATTCACAACCGGAGCAAACCGGAAGTTTTTGATCTGCCGGGAAGCGCCAATGGATTTCAGAGTCTGAGCCATTGCGCCTTTGCCCGAGTCGGCATACTGGAAGTCCTGCCGGAAGGCGTTGGGCGAAGAAGCCGAACCGTTCTGGAACAGGCGATTGAGAGCCTCCAGGCCGATGAAAGCCGGGAACACAGGACCGTCTGGCCCCATCTCAATTTCTTCGCCGTCTGCGTTGGCAGCACCGTCGCCAATAAGGCGAACAGCCACGCCGTCCAGCCAAGTCCAGTTCAACTGCGAAGTTGGTTTGATGGTCGGATTGGTAGATGCGGTGACGACGTTGGAGAATCCACCAGCCGCCAGCGACATCTTGTTCGAGAACTTGATGATCTGGTCGCGGAACTCCAAATCGATCTTGCGCTTCACATAGTGGGCGAGAGACGGGATGTAGTGCTGCTGGATGAACTTCGTGGGCTGATGAGCGAAACTAAGCGTATCGCGGCAAATAGACGGTCCTTGAAGCTGGAGCTTGCGGGGCGAGTATTGCAGCGTATCGAATCCAACAGGGACAGAAGTGAAGCTGTCCGCGCAGATGCCGCCAGTAATGGACGGGCCGGTGGAACCGGAGCCCGCGCTGTCCAAGGTAACGGCAGACCAACCAGCAGATTTGCTGTCAGGCTCGACGCGGCCAGCGATGAAGGTTGACATCGTAACGCCCATGTTTCGAGGAAACACGCCGCGTTCGACGAAGTTAAAGTAAGGTGTCGCCGGAGTGGGGATACCATAGATTTCGCTGCCGAGATGCTCGGTAGCGATTTGAATTGCTGCAAACGGATTGGGACAGGCCATGATAGTATGTAAGTAAAACTGCGTATTTGTGGACGTGAAACCGTGCGAAATTCCCACCGATAGCGGGCGCACGTTTTGGTTTCAGGCGGGCCAATCCCTGTGATACAGCCCAAGTTTTTTACCGGAGGAGCACGGCTAAATAGAACCTCTGAATGGGTTTCTACGGCGGTTCCGTAAAAACGTCAAATGTTATTTTAACGAATCTCAATAAATACGTCTTCCGCTCTGCTTCGCAATTTCTCCACGTTGCGGCGAATCTCCACGCCCACATTCCACGCCAGCACAACGAACAACACCTTTGGTTCTTTTAGATTGGCAATCTCGTCAAACGGCATAATCAACATCTCGCTCGTCACCTTGTAATGTTTTGTCGGCGTGTTGTCGGCCAACACGTCCAATTTTACCCCTGCCATGTTCAACATGGAGATGCCCTTTGCCGCCGCCCCGCAGCCAACAGTGAGGAATCCATCCTTCTTGAATCCGTCAATCGTTCTGCCTAGCCGCTCAATCTTCTCTGCAATATGGGTTTTCCACCATCTGTAGAGCCCCGGTCTAGTCAGCCCCACCGCATTCTCCCATTGCATCCGTTGCGCCACACGGACGGACGGCTCGCCAGCGATTCCCAGCACAAAAACGTAGCTGGTGCCGTGGATGTCGTTCATCACAATGTCCAGCAGTCGCAGCCCAGCACGTTTGGCTAGGCGCATCATGGACCCCGCATTGAAGTAGCTGACGTGTTCGTGGTAGATCGTGTCGCACTCGCCCAGCACCACCATGTTTGCCTGCGAAGTGGCGACGAATAGCCGCGACTCCTTGTGCATAATGTCCGCGCATCGGGACAGGAACTCTACTGGCCGGTGCGTGTGCGCCACCACATTCTGCGCGGTAATGATGTCAAATGTCTCGTTTGACTGGAATTTAACATCTTCAAAAAGCGAAATGCGAATGAGATGCCCTTTGGCTGCGGCAATTCCTGCCAGATTTTCTGCCGGGTCAACTCCCGACGTTGAAAGCCCGAGTGACTTAAACGCATCCAATTGGCTCCCGTCATTGCTGGCGATGTCTAGAACCCGTTTGGCATTTGGAACGTAGGACAGCGCCGTGCGAGCAAACCCTGAGAAGAAGTCCGATGCAGTTTTTCCAGTTCCAGAACAGTAGGCGTAATCACTGTAAAGCACCAGCGGATCAACCGCCTCCGACAACTGCAAATGGCAGCAGACCTTGCAGCGGTTGACCGCCAGCGGGAACTTTTCCGTCACGCCGTAGGTATTTACCAATGGCATCTGCCCAAAGTTTACCAGAGGAACCAGCGCCCCCTCGCAGCACAAACATCTATCTATCGCCGTGTTCATTGCGGTTGCGGATTGAAAACACTTTTGGTTCGTAGGACGGCATTGGGTATCCTGTTTCTAGTCGGATCGTGCTATCACCTGTAAATTTGCGGCAAAAATCAATCACTGGAACGGCGGTTCCGCTTCCGCAATCAAATACGCCAGACTCCTCTTCTTGCAGCGCAATATCCACTAGCCGCTTTGCCGCATCCTGAACAGGGATGAAATCGCGCATCCCGTCAATGACTTGGAAAGATTCGTCTCCACGCTCCATTGCGCGCCGAAGACTCGGCAGCAAACATTCTTCGCGTTGCCCTGGCCCATAGACATTCCAGAACCGAACCCACTTGGCCGTAGGGAGCCGCCACAACAAACCGTCGCGGACGCTAATCTTGGCAAGTCCATAAACCGGAGGATCGTCCACCAACTCCAAGCAGCTTCCCGCTGCGGTAATGTTCGTGATGCCGTCTCCGATGACCGCGCTTAGAAATCCGTGATGCCACTGGACCTGCGCCGAGTGCAGATATGATTCGTAGTTAGGAAGATGCCCCCAGCCAAGATGGATCACCCCCTCGGGACGGTCGGTGAAGTCTGGCACAATCTCGACATTACGGCTTTCCAACTCACGGACAACGTGACGACCTACAAACCCGCTTTTTCCTGTGACGAGCATTTTCATAATTAGAAACGATAAACCAACAGCATGTCATCAAACCGCCCCTTCACTCCTCGCAGGTCGATTACCTCGCAGTTTGGATGAAGTGCGCGGAGCGATGGGACGCTAGATTCGGGACTGAGGATGTCTTCAATAATGTAAAGACCGCCCTCCTTGACTCGCGGTGATAGCAAACGAAACGCTGCCTCTTGGTCGGCTTGCATGTGGCTTCCGTCATCAATGATGATGTCGAACTTTGCTTGACCAAGCGCAACAATAGCCGCTTGGCTTGTTGCATCTGCCTGGATCACATTAAATCGCGGTGGTTGGAATCGCGACGTGTCAAACACCACGGAAATGTCCACACCGGTTATAGTGCTTTTGGGTCCAAAGTATTCACCCCACAAGTCCAGTGACTTTCCTGATGCCAGTCCAATTTCCAGAACGTCGGCAAATTCCCGATACGGCGAAAACAAACGCTCGTATGATTCAATGTAGGAATGAGTTGATCCTTTGTCATTATGACCAGCATCGCTTCCGAAATGTCCAATGCGCGTAAATATGTTGGCTAGTGATTCCATGTAAGTTTGTATGTTTCAATGTCCTTTTGGTGAACGGGAGTATGTGGATCGCGGAACATATCGTCACCACCAATCCGCTGCCAGAAATCATTGTCTAGTGGAAGATGTAGGAACACTTCATTCATCCTGCGAAACAGGTAAAGTGTAAACGCCCCGCTGGTATGGTTTGGAGTCCAGAACAAGCGCATGTTTTGCCAGTTGTTTCGGAAGTATTCAGCCATCTCTGGAAAACTGGTCTTAGCGCAGAGGTCACAGAACTTATCGACTGCCGCTAACCCACGCTCTTTCCAATCCTCTGGCACTTCACCGAACGCCGCAAAATCGTTGTAGAGAATGAAGTGATCGTGAAAGTTTGGAATACCAATGTCCGTGTTTGCGTTCATTCCGAACTGATAGATATTCTTTGCAGCGTCTCTCGACGTATTGAACATCCCGTAGTTTCCGTAGTGTTCGTGAATGAATATCTCGGTGTCGCCTATTACGCCAAGGATTCCGCTGTTAATTTCTAGAGCATCAATTGCCTTCTCTAAGTCCACCAGTTCGTCTGCTGCGTTCCAGTGCCAGTCAAACGGGTTGATATAGCGGATCGTAAAACCGTTTCCGCTTACCTCATTCCACGCTGCAAGATAGTTTAAGAATGCCATTGTCCGGCAGGAACCGACAATTAACACACAACGCGGCCCGCTGCCGGTCTGATAGAATCCATCCCGCAGTTGCGCCCGCTTGGTGTCAAAGGTGTAAATCATGGCAGGTTCTTCTTTAGCTCCCGCATCAGCTTCTCATCTAGCCGCCTATTATGATCTTGCTTTACGCGAAAAAAGAAATGCCCCTCGGCTTTTTTTAAGTCAGCAAAGTCGGTAAATGTAAACGGTTCACCAAGCCCGTAACACATGCACAACCACTTCCCTTCAAATTGATCGTCAATCGTAGCAAAGACGCACCCTTGATTCATTGAAATCCCAACTCCTTTGGCGCAGTCCGTTATGGCCTCGTCATCCATGAGTCCGTTCTTCCACCCAGCCCCAGCTTTGACCATTCGCTCCACAACATCACGCGATATGATGTATTGACCGCCTCCCCATAGAAATCCAACAGACGGATTGGCGGAATCACCGCCAGCCCATGCGCCTCGCAATACGTCCGTCTCTGGTAGCGTTTCGCAATGCTTGGCTAGATTGCCCTTATGGACGTAGCAGCTTGAGTTAGGTCGCGCCAAATACTTCCAATCCGGCAGTTCCAGCGCCCATCCCAACGCTTCCAAAGTGCGGGGGCTGATATTCTCCAAAGAATCTTCCATTGCCGAATAGCGCACATTGTCACGGATAAGCTGATTGCTGCCGTGGGCGCAGTAGTAAAGCGTCTGCACATCAGGATGGGGGTCAGCATCCCACGTTGCCAGTGAGACATCCATCAGATCGCCCCACGGTTCGCGGCGGGAACTCAGCACAAGCACAAGCACATTGCTCATGCCAGCGCCGCCTCCAGGTTCTTGCGAATATCATCGTTGAGTCCGCCCCAAGAATACGACTGATGGACAAACGGAACGCCCAATTTCTCGTCGGTGTTCTGCCATTGCACCTTGCTGCGATGAAAATACCACAGCCACGCTCCGATGACATTCCACTCGCTGAACTCATGGCCCGGCTGCGCGATGATGTAGCTTTCCAGGCTCATGCCGTGTTTCTGCCAAAAGAAGTCGCGCAATCCTTGCAGCATCCATTTCTGGACGCTCAACGGATGCCTTCGCATGAACTCGTATTCTGGAAATATTCCGATGGCTTTCTCCACAACCTTCCTCCATGTCATCGTGTTTGGATCATTCAGACTGGAGTATGGTGTGTAGAGCCACGAATCAAACGCATTACGGGCCGAAATTGGCCGAGTGAATATGGTGTCACTGTCCATAAACAAAAACACCTCGGCATCGGAAAAGCAGTCCGCGTGCAGCTTGGTTAGCTGCTGGTGCATGTATCCATCGCATCCTTCATGGACATAGAAAACCTTTTCGACTGGTCCGGTTGGTGGCGTTTGCCCATTTGGAACCACCACAATTACGTTTCTAAATCCGGTAGCAAATCTCTGGATTGAACGAAGGCAATATTTCAGCCACTCGAAATCTTTTTCGTAGCTACGAATGAAGATGTCGCAGTTCACGGTTTTCTCCCTGCTCGCGCTTTTGCCATGCGATCTTTTGCGGCTTGAATCTGCGTTGGCGTGCGCTGCTTTTTCCCATCTGTAACCGGAGTTGTTACAGTTTGCGCTTTTAGCTTTTCCTGCAATTCAGCGATTTGACGAAGCATTGCAGCAACATCAACAGTTGCGGGGGCCGGGGTCGCACCGGCAATCTCCCCGCCGATGAGAACGGGGTGTGTTACACTTACACTACCCCGCGATTCGCGAAGACGTTCAATCAAGCTGCCGTCCTTGTTTCGATGAAACAACACGGCACTTGGTTCAATAATGGAAAGAGAATTAGCGTCAGGAAAAACTGGAGGTCCGCTGTCAGGGTCGTCCCAAACACGATAGAATTTGTCGTGAATTAGTTCTGTGTGATGTGTAAACGGCGTGATATCTTCGGCCAGAAACACGTCCCACGGTATGTTTGAAAGCTCCCACAGGCGCGTAGTGTAGTCGCGCACTCTGCCAGGATACACTCCAACGCCGCTGTTGTGTGAGCGTGTTGGCGTAATTACGCGATCAAGCATAAAGGGCTTCTTGGCCTTAAGATACTCGTCCTCAATTTTGTCTAGCCAATCCGGTGTCAACGGAACGGCGTCTGGCTCCATCCAAAACCACGGTACATTAAATTGATCTGCAACAGTTTTCAAGCACTCATGCCACATGATATTGGCAATTGCAGGATAGTTTGTCTCCGAGTCGCTGATCTTGAATCCGCCAACGTGGTTGAAGTGGGGCTTAAGGATTTCGTGAATTGGGTCCGGTGTGGTGTCTTCGTGATACCCAAGCAAAAGATCGTGTCGGTTAGTGCCACCCAACTCTGCAATCCAGTTGGCAAGACGAACGGCTTTTGCTTTGTCTTTATGACAGAACGCAATGACAAGAATCATTGTCCAAACGCCTCCGCGATCATAGAGCTAAACGGTTTTGAATTGCCAGTGGTTGCCGCCTGTCCTCGTTGCGTCAGAGAAGGCGAGCGTCCATGAATGGCTTTTAACTCCTTCTCCATTTCTGCCACCCTGGATTCCAGCGCAGCCTCACGCTCGCGGGTTTCCAGAAACAGTTCGCGATATACTGGCATGGATTTCGCCTCAATTACCGCTTCTACATCGGCATAAGGATTGTCCTGAATGTAGGCGCGTGCGCTTTCTACTACCCACCTTGACTTGTTGTTCCAGTCCTCATGCCCATCTACTTGATTTAGGATTTCCAGCTTTGATCGCATCCGTTTGGTCATGTCATCAAATTGCAAGAACTTGGTTTTAACAAACTCGCCATGCTCGGACAGCTTTTCCATGCGCTCGCGTTCAATGCGGTATTCCAGAGCTTGCTTGGCATTGGCACGATCATACTCGGCACGATCATGGAGTTCGTCCAGGTTGTCCATGATACGGCTAATGCGACCGCCATCAGGATCAATTCCCATTTCACGAAGCGCATTAGAACGAGCCTTGCCCCTCAAGTTAAGAGCAGAACTCATTTCGTCTGGATTGACTTCCATCTCATCCGCAAGTGCCTTGGCTTTACTAATTTCCTTTTGGCGCGGTTCAATGATGTCTCTCTTGAAGCTCTCTGTAAGCTCCAAATCAACGCGAGCAACACGCTCTTCGTAGTCAGCAATTCGTTTGTCGCGCTCGGAAAGGTGTTTTTCCAGTGTCTCAGGATCGCGGCCTTTGGATTTCCAATCTTCAATTTGCCGTTCTAGTTCCGCCCGTTTGGCGGATTCTTCTCGCGCTGTTTTCTTCAATGCCTCCCAGCCAGCCTTGCCCTTGGCATCCAGTTTTGGCGGCTCGGCAATTTCATCCACAGCAGTTTTTTCTGGCAACGATTCTTCAACGGATCGGGTATCGGAGTCGGGCTTTTTAAACAAAGCGTCAGGAACCGACTTGGAGCTTTCCTTTGCAACCTTAACTGGTTCCTGTGATGGGCTTTCGGTTTCAACAGGCAAAGCGTTATCTCCTTTAAACGCATTTTCTAATGCCGCGCTAAACGGACTTGAGTTGGTTTCGGCTGGCGATGTTTCTGCAATGGTGGTACTCATATTGTTTTGGTATTAGATGGTTTCTGACTCGGAGAATTTGTCGTCTGGTTCAAAGTGTTTGTCTTGCTCTGTGGAAAGGGAAACCAGAAAAGCCCGCAGCCGTTCGTGTCCACGAATCTCAGCAGCAAGCACAGGTCCGCCATGTAGCACATCTGCATCACTTCGCGCTGTAATAATTCGCGAAGGGCTTTCGTCGTCTATTGCTGATAGCAACGCCGAGAATACTGGTTTGCCTGCCAGTTTGCGCCAGTCAGCGCCCCACTCTTTAATGAAATCTGCTTTAGTCATTGCTCATCGGTTCTTCAATTACTTCGGTTGTTTCCATCTCTTCGGTTTCTTCAATTTTTGGTTTTCGTTTTTCCATGTCCATCGCGGTATAAGCGCGACTCTCTGCTGTAGAACGATTGATGTCTGCCGCAGCTTTGGCATCAGCCAGAGCCTTGTCAAATTGCGCCTGTTGCAACTTCATCTGTTGCTCAAACTGTTGCTTCTGTTGACGAAGCGCCATTGTAGATTGTTCCTTCTGCGCTTTGATTTCCAGATTGCCCTGCACCTTCGCCATCTCCGGCGTCGGCTGATCGGGCGGCGGCGGTGCGTCTTCTTCCTGCTGTTCCAGCATTGCTTGAATCTCGTCCTTAAACGCAGCCAACTCATCAAGTGCGCCATTGAACGCTCTGTATTCTTGTTGGCGTGTGGGATTTGAAGCCAATCTTGCAAGATGCTCTTCTGCGTGTTTGCCTTTTGCTTCCAAACGATTGTAGCATTCTTCTGGTTCCTGCTCTCCGGCCTGACACATTTCCATGTCTTTCTGCATAGACGGAATATGAACCTCCAAGTGGAGAACGTGATTCTGTCTTGGCGCTACTATGGCCTGTGCCTCTTCGCCCAACATAGAGAAACCATTGTCCTCCTGCGCCGCCAATGCGGAATCGTTTGTAGCGTCTCGCCCAGTTGTAATGCTGGGAATGATTGAGTCCACACTGTGGTAACTTGTCATCACGGAAACAAACTGGCGCTTGATTTCGTTTTGTCCAATCTCATCAAAGCGGTCGATGTTTGCCATCAACTGATTGACAATTTCAATCCGCATAGCTGCGCTTCCTAGTCCCAGCGAACGATTAGCGCGGATGTTCGTAACAGCCTGCAATGCTTCGCGTTCAACCCCAAGTTTGTCGCAAAGCATATAGCATCGCTCTTGAAACTTTAACGCTTCTTTTGCGCCTGGATGATACGACTTTAAATTAGGGTTTGTCGCCCTGCGCCACATTTCCGAATACTGCCGGTCTTTGCACCGCATGTAGCGGTTATACAAACCCTTGGAAATTTTTGCGCGTTCAGCAGCGCGGATCATTGCGCCCTTGGCAGTTTCCTCCACCGTAGGAGCGCCCAAATCTTGCTGGCTAGATGCTGCCGTGTTCTGGATTAGCGTTTGCGTAAACGCAGCAGAAACCTGTAGCGCAGGGTTGATCCCCTGACTCATGTTCAATTGGAGCGGATTGATCCCGTTGGGGATGAAGTTGCCGCCACCCCATTTGACCATCTTAAAGTCTTCCAGCTTGGCGTTTGTGGTCGGTTGCCACATCGGTTTAATGCCCGTCACCACAAGATCGGCAATGCTGTTGTCGATCTGGTTAAGCAACGCACAGAACGGGTAGATGTCCGTGCCAAGCCCCTTGATAGAATGATACGTTCCGTCCGCTCCAATGTCGTAAGGGAACAAGCAAAGGCACTGATCCCACCCCTCATACTTGCTTTCGCTGTCAAAAAGAAACGCGTAATCTGCCACCCCATCTTTTGCAGGAGCAATCTTTTGAGAAATTGTTCCGTCCATTTCCTCAACAAACAACGTGTAAAGCGAGATTCTTTTGGTCTGCGTTTGGGTCACGTAGATGTCGCCATTCTTAAACGCCTGATTCCACCTCTGCCAATCGCGATTCCAACCGTAGGCATCGCTGTTGTTGTTGGCGCTATCCATGATGACAGATTTTACTGCCGCAACATTCCAGCCCGCTGCCGTTGCCGCCTTCTCGTTCTCAATCTTGCGCCAAAGCTGCCCGGCGCTCATTGGCGTAAAGACCATTGCCATCTCGCAATTGTCCAAAGAAATCTCGGTGCCGTCTGGGAAGTAGATGTTTCCAGCCAGAATTGCTTTTGGTCGCCAGTCCAGAGAATCCTCCCACGCCAAGATGCCAGGGCCATGCAGGAGCATCTGCAAGTCGCAAAGCTGGCTCATGTCATCAAACCCGCGCCAGTTGAAGACCATGCTGTGGAAATACTCAGCAAATCCACGCATCAATTCTGCGTCCTGCGCCGAGTCCGCATATTCCAAATCGCCATCAATGCACAAAGGAACCTCGCACACCATGTCAAAGAACGGCGTCCACGCGTTCATAATGTTTCCGCGATGCCGCTTAAAGTTTAGATTGGAGTCGTTGCCGCGCCCGGCCCGAACAAGATCATTCTGCGCCTTTGGCGCGTTGCCGTCAAATGCACCTTGAACCTTGGCGCGACGAGCAGCCCGCAGCCTGTCGTCGTTGACAAATCGCTGACAGATTTTTAACGCATGTTTAGGGTCCGAGACGCGAGATTTTACCACCTCACCCGACTCGGTCAGGTCAGCAAGTTTTCCGTCTGGAGTCTCTTGGTTATACATCTGTAGGTGGTTTTTACGTTATTTACGTAAGTAGTCAATTTGTTTCTGCGTCCAACGCCTCAATTTCTTGTTTTTTCCAGCATTTTTGTGGGAAAAGCCCCATCATTTCCGGTGTAACGCCACGTTTTAGATGCTCAATCGGCACCCAGACCTGTGCTTTGTTGCTGCATTTGCACACCGAACAGGCGTGGAGGTCCAAATCTATGGATGTTCCTTCACCGCCAACAACGGAAACAATCAGTTCCGCAAGCTCTGTGCAGTCTCCTCCACATGGCCTAGAGTATTTGGCGTTTCGGCTGCATAAGAAGCATATAGCGGCACGTCGTTCTGCCTCGGCGCGATCCACAGTTTGGCGTCCACCAGCAATAAATGACGCCATAACCTTTGTGCCGTTCCATATATCGCGCCAGTCTAAATCAACTCCGTCAACCGAAATGCCGTCACCAGAACAAAAACGGCGAGCGGTCTTTGCTCCAAGCTGCTCGCAGATGTATTGCTCAATGTCTAGCTCGTCAATTGGCGGGAAACCGTTGGCGGTGCAGTAGTCACGAACCTGCCCAAGCAAGAGGGAGTATGTGCCACTGTTGAAATTGTGGCCGGTAGCTGGATGTTTAAACGGGTATCCCCCAGGCGGCACCATTGTTTTGTTGGTTAGCGTCATCTCGTTCATATTGCAAAAGCCGAAGTTGAATCTTCGTAGTCTGATTCGTTTCCTTCCATGTTCATTTTCTCAGCAGCCGCGTTCCAAGCGGTTGAGTCTATCACCACATTGTCCGCTACGCCTGCTGGCATAATCCCCTTCTTGCGAAGCACAAAGGCGGCAATGCAGGCTGCATCCGCCAAATCGGGACTGCGGGACTTGAGCTTCTTCATCTCACTCTTGGGCAGCACATGAGTCTTGTTGTTCTTACGGACGTAATCGCGGGAAGTCAACTCGCGGATTGTGTCGGCGTCGGTAAGCCCTCTCACCTGTCCGCCTTCAATAAATCGACGCATCGAATACCAGATTTCCGTCACTTTGTTCCCGTAAAGCTCATGCCACGTCGTTGGTCTGTCTGCGGATACCGCCGTCTTTTCCGCTGCACCACCGAACTCTACGGGAATAATGTCGCGTGACCAGCTTCCAGACATAATGCCAAACGGACCGGCACCCTCGCCTGTTACGTCACACGCCAGGTTGTGCGGCAGAATTGGATGCGGCTTGCCGTCAATCTTGTAGTTCCGGCATGTCTCTTCCACGGCAGCAGCAATGCCGTAGTGAATGAAGCGTTTGTCCTGCGTCATGTCGATGTTCACAATGACCGGGGCTTGAAACTCAATGCCTTTAACGCCGCTGGCAAACTCGCCAAACTTGAACGGATAAAGCACGCGCCTGTCACCGCCCTCAAACGCTACGTCAAAGCCAGCGCCCATCTCCCAGCGAGCCTTCCACACAGCTTTGTCAGCGGTATTGAACTGTGATAGCAGGAACGCATCCATGACCGTTGTGGACAATCCAGACGGTGCCCAAAAGCCTCGGCACTCGCGCCAGTAGTCAGGGGTGTTCTCGCCACCAAAGAAACGCGCATCTTTTTCCAGCTTTTTGCGTCCAATGTAAAAGTGATACTTGGCCGGATTATCCAATGATGGCGACTTATGCCCATCCAAATGCACGCAACAACCGCCCAGCTTGGTCAACCAGAACTCGTCATTCACCGTAACGCTGTTCCATCCGTCCACAGGCTCACAGTAAATTCCATGCTGATCAGAATAGTCAGTGGCGTTGCCTAGTCCGATAAACTGAAACTCCATTGTGCCAGAATCCAAGTTGCGACACGCCTTGGCAATAGCCTCGGGCATAGCCGTCATCTCATCCGTCACAACAAACACGCGACGATTGTGAATACCCTTGATGCGCCCAACCGCGTTGTCCACAGAACCGCCTTGATCGACTGCACGCCCAAAGATGGCGCTTTTTGTATCCTCACCACTCCACCGGATAATGGTGTCGGATGGCACAATTTGTAGCCAGCCAATCGTGGGGTCAGACAATGGCTGCTTACACTTCTGTATCCAGTCCACCAGTTCGCTCCAGATACGCTGCTTAAGCGCAGTGACGCTGGTTGAGGTCAACATACAGGTTGTATGCTCGCGAGCGCACAACCAGTTGCAAAGAACCCACAACGCGGCCCTAGAACTTTTGCCCGTTCCCGCTGCTCCTGTAGCTGTTAATTGCTCCCACCACGGATAATCGGATTCAATCTTTGCGCCAATAGTTTGTTCAACAGTTTCCTTTGCACCGCACAACGCGCCAAAGAACAGGTCGCTCCACCTGTCCCACATGAATAGCGGTTCCGGCCAAAGCTCGGTAACAAGACGCTTAAACCATTTTAGTTTTTCCTCGCCTTT